GTTTCCCAGTCACGATCCAAGAGGCAGATATGGAAGATTGGGCAGAAATGGCGTTTCATTTTTAGAAGTTGGCCCAGGCTGGAAAAGGAGGGAAACCAGCCTGAGCCGAGCGGGAAGAGCGGCCCGCGGATTGAGTATAGACTAGAATGAATAAAGCCGCAATTAAGCGGCTTTTTTGTGTCTATTTAGTTTTTGTTTGTTCTAATGCTCTAACTGCTATTTGCCAAGTCGCTGATAATTGTGGCATTCCAACAACCACCGTTTCTTGATGTTTCTTTATGTGATCTAGCGCGGCAATTAACGCCTTATTCTGCTCTACTAGTGCGTCGTAATCAGTTGATTGAACATAAACGCCGCTATTATCTCCGGACTTACTGCATGAGTACGCAGGGGCGGAAAAACCATTGCAGTCAAACTTAATCTTAACATCTGTATCACTCATTGCCTTCTCCAGTTGAGCCAATATTGAGCAATACGGTACATCAGAAAGATCAATTTCAATGTTTTCGCACTTAGGGCAAAAACCATCTTCTCGACGCACTGCGCGAACATCAAAGGATCCACAGCAATTCCAGCATCTTATAAATATTGAATTGCCCGATTTAAAAGCCCACTTATCACCATTATTAACTTTACTCATCACTCTCTCCTTGCTGCTTGTGTGCTTGTCTTAATTCCAAGCAACCCAATAAAATTATTTTAAATAACTCAGGTCGCTCTTTATGCCAAGCATCTAAAAGCTGCCTACTCTGACCCGTCATTTCTGAAACTTCGGCAAGACTTTTCAGCCCTGCCTCCTTTACTGTTTTTGCTGTTGTCATTGACTAACACTCATTCATTTTTGCAATATGCTTTTCTGTTGATCTGATAGCCGCTTTTTCTGTTTTAAAATAACGACCAGCGTACGAGCGGCAAACAAAACGCTCTCCATCTTCATCCTTACGAACTACCAAAGCGTAAAACAAACCTTCTGAATCCTTGCTAATTGCTGGCTGGTACATAATCTTCTCTCTTTCGTTGTTTTGTTTCGATGTAGTTATAATATCAAAATACACGACACATACAAGCGTTTTATCAAAATAAATTACAATTAATTAGTATTTATTTTTAATTGCCATTTCAGCATTTGCTAAAACAGAGTCTTTGTTGTTGTTTCGCCAAACCCGCTGAATTGTTGGACTGCTAACATTGTAAAACTTAGCCAACTTTGCATAACTAGCATCCGATCCGTCTGGGTAGTGATAGACTCCGCGCTGACCATTTCCAGCTCGGCCGTCGATATTGATTAGTCGGTAAACCTCCTGATATTCGTGGCGATCGAATAGGAACTTAACTTTTGCAGGCGATACGTTATGTTTGTTTGCAATGTCACACCGTCTAGTTGGCTTTCCTTCCCCATCTAAGTATCTGCTAGGCTTTTCGTTAACGGCAGATGTGCTCGGCTTCGGTGTCGATTTTGGTTTCGGTTTGGGCATGGTGTGAATATACCCACCAGCCTTTCTGACTAGATCATTTGCTAGATTCATACGTTTAAACTCGCTCTCATTGCCGCCATGTGACTAACATTCTCTTTAGGCTGCATCTGGCGGCTTGAGGCTTCCGTAGGCAGTGCTTTTGGTATTGGCGCGTCTATTGGCTCACCTTTCAAGATTCGATCCATTAGGATTTGATAGGCTCGCTCATAGATTAAAAAAGCCTTCTCCTCTGGCAGCGACTTGATTTCATAGCCTTGCTTGCTGATACGAACAGTTGCGCGAACTATTTCATGCGACCACTTATGATTGGGTTTTGCATAATTCAAGACATACTCTAGATAAGCCTGTTTTGCTGTGGGGCATCCTTCAACGTGTCGAGTTTTGCAAGCGCCAACAAATTGAGCTGGCGTAGGCATCCACTCATCTTTTCCGCGATAGTAATTTAGGGCAGGCTCAATTGATTCGTCCGTTGTTAAATCATTCTCAGCCAATGCCAAGGCAAGCTGGCGTTTAAATTCCATCTCGCCAGCAGCACTACCTAATTTCTTAGAGTAGCCTTTCGTGATAGCTCTCAATTTAGCGCACACACGGTCTACAAACTCTTGAGCGGTATAAACTCCTGAATGTTGCTCATAAACACCGTCACGGGCCTGCTGTGCAACCTGATGCACCATTGAAGATACGTTTATCATGCCGTTGTTGTTATTCATTACTTATTCACCCCATGAAATTCGTTTTCTAGGCCGTCTGCCCAGTTTGACACAGATTGCTGACCAGAGAAGTCGGTTGATTGCTGTTGCGCCTGCAATGGCTTGGATTCCATAAACCGCTCAAGATTGGCAGCATTACGGCAAATCAATTCAATATCGTTAAACTTCTGGCCTCGATCATTTTGCCCCATATTGTGAGACGTCAAAGAGCAGTTGATTATTGCTTGTTTAATTTGATCAACAGTGTAGCCGTCACTCAATCTGTTTTTAATTGCAGTCTTTCGCTTGCTGTCTAGCTTGGTTGCTCCCGACTTCTTCATGGTTTCTTTCCAGAATCCAAACAAGTGACCAATATTCATGTCGACCGCGTTAACCGTAGGTTGACATTCAGCAGAGGGAATCAGGATAAGGGATTCAGGATAAGGGATAAGGGAATCAGCAGGATCACTTCCGTTTTCATCCTGATTTAATCCAGATTTATCGCGATTAATCGTGAGTCCTTTAAAATCAATGACTTGGCGGCCTTCTTCGCTAAACTCTGGTATTAATGAACCTTTGTCTCTCTCGTTCTTGTGTGGGTTCTGGTGAACAAGGAAATTGGTAATATTTAGAAATATATTATCTCCGTCCGAGTAAAACCGTATGAATCCAGATTTATCCAGATTAATTGCGATACTTTTAACATCGCATTCATCATATGGAAGTATCTGAGCCTTTAGCCTACGATCGCGCCATTCAATATTCCCTCTGTAGTCGGCAATAGTCCAAAGTCCGATAAAGAATAATCGACCTAGTGGCTCTATGTCGGCCAGCGTGTCATTCGAAAAGAATGCAGGCTTTATGTTTCTAGCTCTCGCCATTTCGAAGCTCCTCTTCTCTACTATCAATAAAGCTTTGCAAGGCATTCTTATACTCACTCCACGTATTAGTTTCTTTTGCCATATCCTGAAGTCCATCAAGGCTTGCACCTAGCTTCACTGCTTTGTCAGTCACGATATGGAAAACCTTTTCATTTAAATGAACTCGATTTCTTAGTATCCCTTTTATATAGAAAATCTTCTTTTTATCATCCGGTATTTTATTATAGCTGCATAACTTTGGTATTGATTCAATGAATGCAGAGAAATGCTCGCCTTCATCTAAATCCTTATCCGAAAATTTAGAATTTGCTGATTTCTCAATAGCTTCGAATATCTCATTTAGGGAGTATTTTTTAAGCCATGACTTTATTGATTTTCTGCCATGATCACTTATTGATCTAGTAGTTGAGTATTCGTTAATCTCGCTTACTATCGCATCGACATAATCATCATCTATCGACTTCATTGACTCGCGCCATTTAAGCATCATTTCTAGCTGCTCACGCTTATCATTAATGGCATCTAGTTGATCTTTTTGTTTGACCACTGCTGAATTGTCAGATAGTTCTTTATCGCTCTTACCTAGATTGCATGAGTCGCAAGAGGTAACAAGATTTACCATTTCATTATCACCGCCTTTGCTTACCGGTTTTATGTGATCCACATGAAGAGTTGCTTCAGGTGCGGATGATCCACAGTACTGACACTTAAATGAATCGCGTTTAAATATTTCAAATCTAACGCGCTTAGATATGGCTTTACGTTTTGCCATGGTATACTCCAATTCTAGGTTGTTGTTTAAAGCCCTTGTTCGCGCAAGGGTTGTTTTATGCAGCTACTAACTTACGTTCTATTAGGTTATTCAAACTTCTGCCTTGCTCATTTGCTTCTGCCTTTAGCTTTTCAAGCAACCTAACATCAAGGCGAATTGTTGTGATTTTCTTCTCTGGTTTTTGTAATACTTTACGACTATTTGGTTTCATGCTTATTCTCTGCTTTATGAATTAGACTTAATTGTAATACATTGTATTAACTTTGCAATGACTATTTATTAAAGGCGAAAAAAAGCCCAAGTTAATGGGCTGATTCTATTTTAATTCACCTACCATCTTAGTTATTTCAATCTGGCCAAGCGGAGTAACCAGGCATTGAGTGAACTCATGGCCGTTTCTGACATCACTAATGACATTGAACCAGTCTGAATAACCAGCTTTAGGCAAATCTGCCTTTTCCCATTTAATGCCATTGTCTCGTAATAGTCGGTTAAGTTTAATAGCAGTCATTCCAAGCTGTTTAGCTATAACCGTTGTGCTTACATCGCCTTTGCGATCTGCCAGCATTTCATAGACTTCAACCTTTGGCGCTGCAATGGCTAACTGCTCACTTTGATCATCAACTATCTGAGCTAGTCGGCCAGCTTCAAGTAATGCAGTGGCGTAGGTTTGAGGTATTTGAGGAAGCTGTTGGGATTCTAGTTCTTGCCAGCGGTCAACAACCAGGGCTGTAAACTCTGGCGATAGTCGAGCAACAAGCACAAGAGAATCTCGCTTATTAAGTAGATATTCATTATAAGACTGTCCGTTTTGCTTATTTACATACGGGGACAGTATCGCCATTTTGGCCACACCCTTATCAATCAAGTCATCAATTGTTCGCATTACTTTTGAATGCTGCTTATTCGTCATGTCGGCAATTTCGCGGCTAGACATTGTTTTAACTTCTGAATTAATTAGATTCATTTTTTAGCTCCTTTGCTTTAGCTTCTTTAGCATAGTTAGTCAAAACCCAAACCATAAAATTATTTACAGATCGTCCTTCTCGCCCTGCCGCTTCTTTCATGTTGTCGAAAAACTCTCGCTTGGCTTTAATAGTCGTTACTTTCATATCACTCATTTCTATTGCTCCATTGTTAGTGTTTTTAGATAGTACCATAAATAATTTCAAATGGTAGTATTTAACTATTGCAAAGCACAAAACACTTCGATACTATGGTTGGGCAATTTAGCAAAAGGGGAAAGAGTTATGAGCAATTCAGAATTTAGTGACGATTTCTTAATGGGGCAAAAGGCTTGTATTGCTGGTGAGTTGTGCCCGGTCAATGTGAGTGATGCGTTTGAGCGTGGCTATGCTGCACAATATGAGATTGAGCAAGTAGCAGAGCACAATCCACAACTAGCAAAGCAAATGAAAAAGGATGTTATCAAATGAAAAACGTATTTATCGACATTGAAACCATAGCGTCACAAGGCGGCTACGATTCTTATTTAGAAGATGCCAAGGCTAATTTTAAAGCGCCTAGCACAATGACTAAAACAAAGGCTTGCGCTGATCTTGGATTAACTGGCGATGCTGCGAAGTACAAAAGCAAAGATGATGCTATTGCAGAGTGGGAAAAGAAGTTTGCTGAAGAAAAAGCGCCAGAAGTTGCGGAGTTTAACTGGCGCAAAGAGGCGCTAGATGGTGCCAAAGGTGAGGTTTGGTCAATAGCTTGGTCGGTTGATGGTGAAATGTATCAAATAGACCGAGGCCCGTTAGGTGAGCTTAAAGATGAATCTAAGTTTCTGGCGTTATTCTACGAAATGATAGAGCAGCAATTAACAAACACTCACTCAAATAACGCGCAAGAAGCTATGTTTATTGGTCATAATGTTGTATTTGACATTAAATTCTTGCTTCATCGTTCAATTATTTTGGGTGTGAAGCCTTGTGTTAACATGCCTTTCGATGGTTATCATGGCCGCGATTACTATTGCACGAGTAAAGCGTGGGCTGGTGTTCGTGATCGCATTTCCCTAGATAATCTTTGTAAGGCTTTAGGCTTGTCAGGTAAGGGTGATATTGACGGATCAAAGGTTTGGGATGCTTTAGTTGCTGGTCGTCACAATGATGTAGCTGAATACAATATTGATGATGTTCAGAAAGTAATTAATGCGCATAAAAAATTAACTTTTGGTGAATAATATGACACTTACTGAAAAGCTATCTAAGATTCAAACTGATTTGAAAGCGCCAAAAAACCAATTTAATGCTTTTGGTAAGTATAAATATCGAAGCTGCGAAGATATATTGGAAGGAGTAAAGCCTATTTTGAACGGGTTAATACTTACACTTTCTGATAAAATAGAGCAGGTTGGTGATCGTATTTATGTTACGGCAACGGCTAGATTGACTGATGGTTCTGACGCTGTAGAAACCACAGCAAGCGCACGAGAATCGCTAACAAAGAAAGGAATGGATGATAGCCAGATTACAGGAACGGCGAGTTCATACGCTCGAAAATATGCGCTAAACGGGCTGTTTTGTATTGATGACACTAAGGATGCGGATTCAATGGATAATAAGTCAGCAGCAGTAAAAACTCAGTTTAAGATTGATGATCTAGCTAATAACTGGATAAGCGCAGTGAAGAACGACGCAGCAGTTCTTGAGCAGATAGCAGATCAAGATTACAAAGCATTTATTAAAACTAACGCGGGCATTTAGCTCGCAACACAAAGAGAGAAAAATATGTCACATACAATCACAAGCAAGCTAAACCAAGACGCACGCCAGCACCAAGGCGCTAATGGAACCACGTTCTTTGTTAGCTTAGGCGAAAAGAACTTTAACTTTGAAACAAAAGAAAATGAGTACACAAATTACGAAGCTGCATTATTTGCAAAAGATAATCAGATTGCATTTTATCAGTCAGCTTTAGTCAAAGATGCGATTATTGAAGTTACCGGCACTGGCTTACTGATGAAGATTGATCCTACCGGTCAGTACAAGCCTAAGCTAATGATTCAAGATGCAAAGTTGGGTTTTATTCATAATCCACAGGGTCAGCAAGCACCACAACAGCAAGCGCCACAGGGCTATCAACAACCACAGCAAGGCTTTACGCAGCAGCCACAACAATCACAAAGCCCGCAAAATGCCGCGTATGTTCAGCCAATGCAGCAGCCTAACCAGCCAATGCAGCAAGCGCCACAGCCTCAGAATGGTTTCGGTAATAACGAGCAAAACATTCCCTTTTAAATTAAACCAACCCAGCTAGGTCAAAACGGCCTAGCAACTAAGAGATTAAGATTATGTATTTAAACTTAGGTAGCACCTTAGTTTTTCTTGGTATTGTTTGCGGAATTGTCGGCTGGGGAGTTATTGAGCTCCTAAGCTGGATTTCTAGTTTCGTAAGTATTGGATAATAACCGCGCTCTACGGGGCGCAACAAAAAAAGGGAGTTTATGAGCGAATCAATAGAAAAACTCATTTCAAGCTGGCGAAGTAGTGTAGAAGATTACGCGAAAGCCAATGCGGATAAGGTTTATTTGACCGAGTATCGAAAAAGTCTAAAGGCTATTCTGATGGTTGAAGCTGAAACCAAAGGAATGAAAACAGGCCAAGAGCGGGAAGCATACGCATATTCTCACGAACGATACCTAGAGCTTCTGAATGGCCTTAGAGCAGCTACAGAAAAGAGCGAGAGCCTACGCTATAGAATGAGAATAGCAGAGGAAAGAATAGGCATCTGGCGCACTAGAGAGGCCAGCAATAGGCGGGAGCAGTCACACTATGGCGCGTAAATGCACTTATAAGAAATGCAGATTAGAATTGCCGGTACTGAGTAAATCCGACACATGGCAAAGTAAGGGATTCTGCAATGTCGAATGTATGGCTGATCACGGTTTAGCTAAAGCAAGAGAGCAGGCGGAAAGAAAGCGGAAGGCTGACGAAGCCGGTATAAAAAATAGAAACAAGTCATTCAAGAAAAAGGTTGAGCTTGGAGATATTAAGAAACAGAAAGACCTTACCCAGTCAGAATTCAATAAATGGATTAAGTTAGAAGAATTGTACCGGTGCGCTATCACTGGCGACCAACCGGTTTGTATCTCATGCTCAAAGCCTTGGACTCCCTTTATTAACTACGATTTTGCAGCAGGCCATTATCACTCAAGAGGATCAAGGCAAGATTTAGCGCTTAATAGTAATAACGTGTATCTGCAATGCAATGGATACTGCAATTCTGGATTATCAGCAAACAAAACTGGCGAAGGCAAAACCCATGGCTATCTAGTCGGTCTTCAAATGAGATTTGGAGTTAAAGAGGCTGGCTTTATTCTTGAGAAGTTAATACCGGTAAGAAACTTTACATATACCGGCACTGATTACGAGAGATGTAGAAAGTGGCTGGCGGGAAGAAATAGACAGCTAAGAAAAGATTTGGAATTGTTCAATGACATGAATCAGGCATAAATAAACAGCAAAATCATTGCAATTAATTATATTATGGCTAAACTAATATAGTACTTAAAAGGAGAGTGAAAATGAGCGGAGTAAATTGGAGTGAAGCGCCTGAGTGGGCTGATAGGGCACTAAAGCGCAGTGATAGATTTCAGTGGATTTTTGGCGATAATGAAAAGTTTCTGGCTGTCGGAGGTGAAATCGTTAAGTATGGAGAGGGTGATTATTATGATCTTAATGAGTTTGAATTTGTGGAAATGCGCCCTGATCGAATAAACGCAATCAAAATAAAAAGTGATATGGATAATATAGATTGGGATAAAGCGCCAGATTGGGCAGATAGTGTTAGAAAAACAGTAGTTGGGGATCTTTTCTGGTGTAATGATAAGCAATACTTGATTTTTGGTTATTCAAAAGAATCGAATCCGGTAAGTATTGGCAGTAAAAACCAGACAGGAATCCTTAGGCATTACACTATAGATAATCTAGAACTTGTTGAGATGTGCCCTGACGCATGGAAAGAAGGCGAAGAAAGAATGAATGTAATTCCACAAAACGGAAACGACGGCGAGCATTATGAAGAGCTGGACAATTTAGAAAAACAGCCTCGCTACACTGACGAAGACGGCCAAGATTGGATAGATGAGTTTGCAGCAAATAATTCTATCGATGATTTTCGCGCTGCTATGCGATTTACTATCGGCAAATATGAAAGACGACTGGGCAAGAAGGACGAACTAAGCAAAGAGCTGTACAAAATGTCAGACTATTATCAGCGATGGTCTAAAGTTGAAAAGGAGCTAGAGAAATGAAAAAATACGTTAAAGAATACGCAGGTCATCAGGTTCCTGAAGGGGCTGCGCATTACTTAGATGGCAATCGTTTTTTTTACAATGCTGATAAGACCATGTGCTTTGATGCAAGAAGACCACAAAAAGGCTGGATAAAAACAACTTTTCATGGAGTGGCATCTAAAGCAGCAGAACTACCAGAAGAGCCTATGCCATCTAAAGCTGAGTGGAATGGCGAAGGTTTGCCGCCTGTTGGTACGCTATGCACAATAAGCGCAGATGGTTTTGAATACCTTTTCTCAGCATCTAGCAATGAGCTATCATCCATCACTGAAAACACGGAATTAGTGGTTGTAGGACATTGTACAAGGCACGATAACGGAGCTAAATGCGTGACGTTAATGGCTACAGATTCTACTGCCGCCAGAGGCTTTACAACCGTTAATCCTGATTTCATAGCCCCCATAAAAACCCAGCAAGAGAAAGACCGCGAGGCGTTTGTTGAGCGCGTAAAACAATTGCTACCAAAGTCTGACACTGACGACCTGATTTTGTCAGGTAAGCTGTTTGATTTAGGCTTCACAGCACCAAAGGAGGGCGACAATGACAAATAAACACCAACCATGGCGCGAGGGTGAGTGTCAGCTATCACCAGCTTATTTAAACGCTAAAGCTGTAACCCTACAATTAAGCGAAGGTTTTAGCAGCAGTACAACAGCTAGAGTGATAATCGCGCAAGAATTCGACGCTAGGCAAGCGGTAGACGCAGCAATTAACAAGATGATGGGCAAATAATGAAAACATACTACAAAAAACGAATAGCAGAATATACAAAGGCGGCTCAAGATTTAGAGCTTAAAGCTGAAAAAGAGATGCGCGAAGGTTCTGGCGCTCAAGCAATGGAATATTGCAAACAAGCTGATATGAACAAGGCAGAGGCTACAAAGTACCGTGAGGCGCTGGATATGTTGGAGAAGGTAGCGTGAAAAAACTAACACTGGCGCGAAGCTATCTTAAAGATAAAACGATTGGGATACTTAAACACTTTGATTTTAAGCTGGCAACACTAGAGCGGCCATGGCTCAATAATGAAGTTAATGTGAGCTGTATTCCAGAAGGTGTGTACTTAGTTAAACGCGACAAAACAGGCCGCCATCAATGGTACTCGGTGCAAGATGTTGAAGGACGTACTTTTATTGAGTTCCATGGTGGGCGAACGGCCAATCATTCAAACGGCTGCATTCTTATTGGCTGCCTGCATGATGAGGAATACAATCTGGTAGAATCGAATTACGGCTTAGAGTTGCTTTTAGCGTACATCGGCGACGAAGACTTTCTATTGCACATTCGCGCTGCTACTAAGGATGATTGGCAATAATTGCACATTATAGCCCCCGTGTTATTATGTAGAAAATAACCGAGGGCTGTTAAATGGCTAATGCAATTTTAATGATAGTTAGACCGCTGCTAGTCAGTATGTTGTTCTCAGTAGTTAAGGGAATACTAAAAGCGGCATTGAATACGGTTGATTTGTGGATGCGAAAGAAAGTCGAATCTACAGACAATAAATACGATGATGAGGCATACCAAGTCTTTTCTGATAACAAAGATGGCATTATTGATGCGCTAGATCGTGTCATTAGTTTGATAGCAGGTGGTAAATAATGGCTACTAAGCAGAAACCAAAAGCAACAAAAACGGCAGGTGCTGGGGCTTTTTACGGCGCTACAAAGAAGACCAAAGGCAAAAAGTCAGCGGCTTCAAAAACTAAACGCGGTTAAATTATGATTGATTCAATATTCACTTTCTTGCTGATTGGTATAACGCTAGTAGCTGTTATTAAACGTACAGAAATGGCGTTGTGGTTATTCTTGATAGCGGTGTTGGGTTCAGTTGTAATGGTTAGCAATCCAGATCCAGAAGCCGCCTTGGTGTTCTTCTGCGGTGCTAATATGATTCTAATGTTCGCATCGTTCGCAAATTGGAGAATATCAAGGCTCAAACTGCCGTTATTGATTGGGGTTTTAGCAAGTGCTGAGGTTGTTACTGTGTTTGTGCATTACTTATTTTTAATGACAGATGGAACAACATCATACGCATGTGGCATGATAGCTGGTACAATAAGTTACATACAGTTAGTGCTGGTTAGCTCGATGAAGGACTCAAGGGGCGTTATGAATGACATGCTTAACGATACTTGGAATCTTTTTTATCGGGTTCTGCACATACATAGCAATAATAAAAACAGCGGACGTGCTAAATGAATTCAGTAAACACAGGGCACAACGAAACAAACGTCCTGCTGTACCTGATGACAGTTCTAGGGACGTTTCTAAGCGATAATTGGTATTTGGTTATTATGGTTGCGTTCGGATTGGTTCATGTTTACGTGGCATTCCAGCGTCATCTAAGAGACAAGAAAAAGTTTGAGTTAGAATTAAAGAAGTTAGAGAGCTTCGACAATTAAAAACAGGCGCAATAGTCTTGGTTGAAAATTGTGCTATCATCAACAAAACACACGAAAGGCTAAAACAATGTCTCAACTAGGCTACATCCGAAAAATAACCCCATCTGATTCTACTGAATACCTACCAGCATTTACCCATATTCAAGTGGGTGTAAGTGGTACGGTGACGGTTGAAAATGCAGCAGGCGAATCAACTTTATTGTCAGCGGAAATACTTTCAAAAATGTCAATTGTACCCGTAGGCGCTGCGACTAAAGTAATGGCAACCGGTACGACTGCAACTGATATTTATGTATGGGTTTAGCTTATGGCTATTTTCGAGGTTTTAAATAACCAGCAAAGCTATTTTAATCGCTATTTCCGCAGAAACGAAGGCACGACTGATTACGCGACTATTCCAGAGGTCACGCTTCCGGGATCGTGACTGGGAAAC